TTGGCTTGGCCATTACTGTTGACCCTTTATTTGATTGACTAGAGGCTGAATTTCAATTGACGGCCAAAGCTTTTCAGCTGCATCAGAAAGCGCCATTCCTGCTTGGCGAATTATTCTTTTTGAATCCTCAAGCTGCTCCAGCATAAAAAGCTCTGGCTTTTCTGGTTTTTTCTTACTCATTGTGCAACTCCTTTGGCGAACTCAACCATGGCATCGTATGCGTTAGATATTTCATCTGGATTTTCCGGATAGTCACCAACGCCATCATAAGCCAACACCAGCCGCGCCAACTCTTGCAGGTTAGCATGCTTGATTGATTCGCTTGCTCGCAGCGTTTCCAGTTCTTCTTGGATGTTCATGTGTTGCCCCTGTCGTTTGCTTGCCCTGCTGGGCGGGTTGTGAACCATTCGGCTGAGTTCTGGCTGGGTCAGTTACGCAACACCCGTCAAGGCACCTAATCTTTCAAGGCTTTACCAGCTAGCTGATTTTACGCCGCATATAGCGCGCAGAACTCATGCGAATAATTGCCAGTCTTTCCTGGCTGCCACCGATCTTCAAGCTGTCGGCGCTTTACACCCCGCTGCGACTGATCAGGTCGCGGCTACTACGGAAGGACTACAGATGGTCAAGCCACGCCGCTCCTACCCCATTTCACCTGCGTTGTGCGTTGTGGTGGCCGGCGCTGATCTCCGGCACTCATAACGCGATGTTCTTTCAGCATCTTCCGTCGATTGGCGGGTTTAATTGCCAATTCCGGTAACTCAGACCGCGTACACACCACAATCCCATTGTAACCCGTTAGCTGGCTGGGCGGGAGTGCCATTTGAACCTTCTAGAATTGACACCGTATCCGTTTTCATCGCCTGCGTCGTCAATCACAACAATCTCATCCCATTCATCAACACGCAGGAACTCGTATTGATTACCCGATGTAAAGTCCTCGTGAGAAATATGCCCGCCAACCAATGTTAGAAGATCGCCTTCCCGCCAATTCCGCCAATCAATCATATCCTCAGCCGGCCCCACCACACCTTCAACCAACGCCAACCCTTCCCCGGCCAACTTCTGCACCAACGATTCGCGCTCTTGCGTGATTTCGCTGATCTGGCGCTGATACGTTGCTTCGACTTCTGCTCGCTGGGTGTCTAGTTCGCGGATACGGTCGCGGATGGCAAGCATGGTGTCGGCTGGCTCCATCGACACAAGCGGCTCGCCTGGCGAATAGCTGATTTCTGCGCCTGACTCTAACTTGATTTGTGGCTGCTCCATCTCCTTAAGCGATACATACTTGGCAGGATCAAACTTGGCTAGGCGTTCGGCTGCTTTGGCTTTTACTGGGCATGGCTGCTCGGCTGGCTTGTGGATGCGGTAGGCCATGATGTCGCCAGTATATCCTTGATGATCCCACCGATTATCAATTGCCTCAGCCAATACAAGCTTTTCTCCGTCACGGTATCTGACTTCTACGCCACACCTGGCCTCAACCGGACACTTCCCGCCACGATGCCGAATCCACCCATCCCCATTATCCTTAGGCGCTTTCAGCTTTGCGCGCTCGCAAATCGTGTAATAACCCTCGTCTGGTTTTGTCCAAAACGTACCGCTAACTGTTTCGTATCGGTCGCCTTTGTCGCACACCCAAATGCCGCCTTCTTTTTTGCGATGGCTATCGCCTTTAGTTACTTTTGGCAAATACTTAAGCCAGATCGGAAATCCTGCTGGCGCGCTATCCCAGTCAATATTTTTCATCCTGCCTACCCCTGTCGTTTGTTTGTGGCTTGAGTATAGCCTGCGGTGCGATAGTGCGCTACTGGTTTTGTGCGGATTTCTTTAAATCTCGCAGGCGGGCGCGGTAGTGGGCCTTGATGGCTTTCAGGTCTTCAATGTCATACCGCTTTGGCTCATGCGGCCCCTCTAGCCACTCGACCTTATCCACGCCTATGCGCTTGACTAGGCTTATCCGGTACTCAACTACGTTGCCGCTTTTGTGGTTGTTGCATGGCGCGCATTGTTTGTGGACGTTTAGCGGCTCAAAGCGCAGCTCTGGCGAACTTCCAACGCTTCGGTAATGCCCGGCATGGTACTGGCCCTGGTGATGCCTGCCGCAACTGATGCACGGCAGATCCTTGTCACGTTCACGGATAAGCGCATTGAAAGCGATTTGAGCCTCTTTCGCATGCTGCCCCTTGGTCTTCACCGCCTCTTTCGCTTTCGCGTGCTGTACGCGCTCCTTGGTGGCTTCATGAGCCTTTTGCTTGGCCTGCTTAGCCTTGGCAATCGCAAGTCCGCACTCGGGAGAACACCATGACACGAAATTGCGCGCCGGCTGAAATTGGGTTTTGCAGTGTGCGCACTTCTTTGGCCGTGGCGGTTTGGCTTGGATGCTCATGCCAAAACTGCCTTAGCGTGTTGTTGTAATGGTTCGAATTCGCCGCGCAGGGGCATCAGATTGCGTTCAGGAACGGCCGCCCGATTTGTTGTAAACCCTTCTGGGCGCATCATGCTTGTAGTGACAAGTGAATCAGCTGCTACCTCCCAGCAGGCAAGCATCTTGGGGTTTGAAACTTTTCCACCGTCCTGCAATACAATAATTTCCTCGTTTGAGAAAACGACCAGCTCCACAACTTTCCCAATGTTTTCCGCTTGGGTAGCGCTTACAACTAGGGCAAAGTCGCCCGCTTTAAATAAACTCATCACTCCGACTCCTTGCCCAGCAAATCATCAAACACAACCCCACGCTGCGACCAATCCGCGACGATCTTGTCCGTGTACGCAATGCCTTGCGCCCGGTCAAATAGCCTGGTTACGGGGAACCCATCCGGCCCGAACAAAGCACACGGCCCCATCAGCTCCAGCTTGGTTTCATAGGTCAGCATCAGAAAAGACACGTTCCACGCATTCCGAAAGTCTTCGTCGGCTTTGCGCATAATTGGCACGCCGTAGTGAAGTTTGCAGTACCGGCGTGCGTCTTCCACGTCGCCAATCTCGGTCATCTGCGCAATACGCTGGTACATGGCAAACCACAGCGCGTTTTGGTCAAGGGTGCGGTCTTTGCCAGGCCGGATGCTGACAACCAAAAACTTATGCTCGCGAAACATGGCCGTGATTTTGGCTATGGCTTCGGATAGTTTGCCTACGCCGTTAACGCTGAGCTTGATTGCTTCACTCATCGCCGCGCACCCATCGCCCTTCTCATCGACCCATCAGCCAGAACCAGCCGGCAATCATTCCCGCGCTTTTCCACTACACCATCCTGGCCGGTTGTGATTGTGTAGCCCTCGGCTTGCAAGGCCGCGGCCTTTACACGCTGATCAATTGTCATAGTCACCAGTCCTCTTGGCTGCTTTTCGGCTGCTGGTATCCGCTGATAGGCACAAAGCGAGACTTCGCACCCTGGAACTCAGTGCGAACAGATCCCGTTTCGCCATCGCGGTTTTTCCTGATCAATATTTCCCCAATCCCCTGCTGATCAGAGTTCGGGAAATAAACCTCATCGCGATAAACAAACATCACCATGTCAGCATCTTGCTCAATCGCCCCAGACTCACGAAGGTCTGAAAGAATCGGGCGTTTGTCTGGCCGTGATTCGCAGCTCCGGTTGAGCTGAGACAAAATCAGCACAGGGCAACCAATCTCGCGAGCAAGTAGCTTGATCTGGCGAGACATGACCGTCACATCCTCAGTCCTGCCCGCGCCGTCACCCTCTACAAGCCCCAAGTAATCGATAACGATCAGCCCCATGCCGCCAAGGCGATGCTTCTGCCGCCTGGCGATCGATCGAATCCGCGGCATATTCATCACGGGCACGTCAGACACTACGATCGGCGATCGCTGCAACTTCAAGCCCGCGGCTGAAAGCTCGGCACTGTAATCACTGGAGCATTGACCAGTCTTTAGCGACGGCAGAGGAATGCCGCCAACCGCGGCCAATAGCCTATCCATCAACTGGGTTTTGCTCATCTCCAGGCTAATTACAAGCACTGGCTTTTTCTGATTGATCCCGACATCCGCGGCGATATTCATGGCAAGCGTTGTTTTGCCCATGGCCGGACGGCCGGCGATAACGATCATCTGGCCCGACTTTAAGCCCTGCGTGTATTCGTCAAGCTGCGGGATACCACTGGTTAGACCGTCGATCGTAATTCCTTGGTGAAACCGATCATGTCGAACCTGCAAAACCTCAATGTGTTCAGCCCACATATCGTGCATTGACTGGCATTCTGCATCGCCGCCGTCAGTATCAAGCGCCATTACCGCGGCCTGAGCCTGGGCGATTTTGTCTTCTACCGGGCAATCCTCTCGCGCAATCTCATCTACCGCCGCGGCAACGCTTGCAATCTGGCGACCAATTGCGCGATCCCTAACAATTTTTGCGTACTGCTTGGCGTTTGCCACGCTTGGCGTGTTGTGAATAATCTCGCCAGCGTAAGCCATTGTCCTAATGCCATCGGCTAGAAACTCGGCACGATCCGCAAGCGTGATCACGTCGATCGGTTTGCTTTCGTCGTGCATTTCGAGAATCAAGCGGAATAGCTCTGAGTTCTCAGCCCAGGCAAAAGCATCCGCGGATAATCCGTCAGACAAAACGTCAATCAAGTGCGGCTGCAACATCATCGCGCCAAGCAAGCCATGCTCAGCCTCTAAGCTATGTAATTCGATCATTGCTGCTCCTCAAGCTGCCTAAATATCGATCGGCTGCAAATCAACTCAAGCCGCGGCAATACGTTTGATCCGCGGTAATAAATCTGCTGCATCCGGTTGGCTCGCTGGAAAATGGTTTTCCAGAAAGAGCTGTTCTTGTGCGCCGGGGCTTCATTCCATCGCTCGACAATCAAACCGCGCAAAACGTGATCAGTATCAACAGCGACCCGCGGCAGGTTGGCGCATTCCTTGTGATAAAGCTCAATGATCTTGTCTACAGGGCAATCACCCTCATCAACCGCCTTTGATGCCTTATGCGCTTTAGCAATCCATGCGTTTAGGAAACGTGCCCAGTTCTTTTTGCGCTTAGCTGGGTTTGTTGCTGCCCATACCGCGGCCTTTGCGATTTCATCCTCTACCGCGGCTTTCGGGTATGCCGCGGCCCATTTGTTAATCAGGTCGTCAGGCACTTCAAAACCCGAGTCAGTCAAAACCACTTCGCTGATTTCCCCCTTGGGGGATATAGGGGGTTTTAATATAGGTGATGGTGAAGGTGAAGGGCATTGCTTAGGCAATGCTTGAGCAATGCTTGTAGCATTACCTGTAGCATTGTCTTTCTGTTCACCTTTAGCCTTTCCCCATCTAGCAGCCGCGCCAGCCTTGGCCTTGGTTGTAGCTGCATCCTTTTTGTTCCCTGCCTCCAGCAATTCACGCTCAATGCGGTCATGCCTCCAATTTCCGTTTTCCTCTATGCTAAACATCATGCTAAGCACTGCTTGAGCATTGCTCCAAGCATCGCCGTGCAGTCGTGTTATTGCCTGAATCGCAGCCCCTGGTAACTCTCCCCCGTTTTTCCAGTACGCCATAATTATTAGCAAGTAAGCGCCGTGCTGCTCGGTCGTCAGGTGCATGGTGTCAGAGAGATAGTCGCCGATGTATAGCGGCATCCAGATACCCACCTTCGCCTTCATGTGCTACCCCTTCAATGATTCCCGCAAGTGCATCAGGCATTCGCTGACGATCCGGCGCTTTGCTGTCTTGCTGTAGCAGTGGCCAACCTGCCAGGCGAGTTGCTGTGCTTTCTGCTGATGGTCGGCCTTGGTCATTGCTCACGATCCTTTGAGGCCTTGCGTATGCGCTTAGCCTCGCGCTCTAAATTGTCTGCGCGCTCTCGCATGGCCATACGCACAGATAAGCGCCGGCTAATTGGAACCTCTTTACCCCACTGGCTTACAGCTGCCGGGGTTATGCCAATTGCCTTTGCCAATGCGGTTTGGTCGCCGAAGTAAGCAATGGTTTCGTCTGTTCGCATGGGTGTCTCCTTGGTTGGTTTCGGCAATAATAGCGCTTTGAATTGTTTTAACAAGCTAATTGACACAAAAAGGCTGCATGCCTATTATGAGCAACACCGAAACAGCAGACAGGAGCAGGAAATGAGCGACGTAAATATGGCGCTATGGGATGCGGTTCAAAAAACCGACCCAAGCGCAACAAAGGCGGCAACCGTAAGCGGCCAGAAGATCACCAGCATCAGCGGCCAACACATGATCCGCAAAGCTACTGAGACTTTCGGTCCGGTAGGCATTGGCTGGGGCTGGAATGTTGTTGAGGAGCGATTCGACAAAGGCGGCGACGTGCGCAAAGACAATGGCGAGGTTATCGGCTCTGAAGTCGGCCACACTGTACGCATTCGCCTTTGGTTTGAACGTGACGGCAAACGCGGAGAAGTTGAGCAATACGGCTGCACCCCGTTCACATACAAAAGCAAGTGGGGCATCACGACCGATACCGAAGCGCCCAAGAAGTCATTAACCGACGCAATCAAGAAAGCTCTGGCGATGCTTGGCTTTAGCGCTGACATTTTCCTTGGCCTGTTTGATGACGCCGACTATGTGCGCCAGCGCGAGTCAGAAGAGCAGATCGAGCGCGCAGAGGACAAAGAAGCCGAAGCGGAGCGCCAGCGCCAAGAGCGCCTTGCGTGGCTCAAGAAGGCCATTGAAGAAATGGAAGCATCGCCAACCATGCACGCGCTCAAATCGCTGCATACCAAATTTGTGCGCGACGCTAACCGCCGTGGTGAAACCGCATTTGTAACCCGCCTGGCTCGCACTTACGAAGAAGTCAGCGGCAAACTGGAGCAGAAGCAATGAGCCACCTTTATGAAATATCCGAAAACCTGCGCGGCTTAGCGTCAATTGATGCGGAAGACGAAGGCATGGCGCTAGCGATACGCGACACTATGCAGGCCGTGCACGGCGAGTTTGACGAAAAGGCCAAGGCCGTGGCATCGGTGATCCTGAATATGGATTCAGACGCAGAGGCCATACAGGCAGAAATTGACCGGCTCACCGCGCGCAAAAAGGCTATCGCCAATCGCCAGGAAGGGATTAAGAACTACCTGCGCGAGAACATGAAAGCCTGCGGTATCAGCAAGATCAGCCACCCGCTTTTTTCTATCACGCTGGCCAAGGGGCGCGAGGTTGCGATTATCGACAACCCATCAATCATCCCTGACGAGCTGACGTATGTGAAAACCGAGATTCGACCAGAAAAAACCGAGATTCTGCGCCTGCTGAAAGAAGGCAAAGAAGTACCAGGCGCGCACATCGAGCGCAGCCAATCATCAATCCGTATCAAGTAAGGGGATCTACATGCCTGTTTCAGAATTTGGCCGCATTGGCCGCGATGCAGAACTTCGCTTTACCGGATCAGGCGATGCCGTGTGCAGCGTTCCGGTAGCTGTTGACTATGGCCGCAAGGGTCAGGACGGCAAGAAGCCTTGCCAGTGGTATGAAGTTACGCTTTGGGGCAAGCAGGCCGAAGCGCTGGCGCAATATTTGACCAAGGGCAAACAGATCTTTTTTGTTGGCTCTGATTTGAATGTGCAGACCTTCCAAAAAGGCGACGGGAGCCAAGGCACAAAGCTGGTTTGCCGCTGCGCAGAGCTCAAGTTTGCCAGCGATGGCCAGCAGGCACAGCAGCAGCGCCCAGCACAGCCAGCGCCACGAAATGCAAGCCAGCCGAAGCCAGCTCCGCAACAGGCAGCGGCTGACAACTTCGACGATGACATCCCATTTTAAGGTACAACCCCAACCGGGCGACCCAGCGTCGCCCAGTCAAAGCAGATGGAGTAACACGCATGACCTTTGAACAATTCGCAGAAAACGTAAAAGCCTGGGCCGAAGCGCGCGGTATCTATGAGCACAGCAGCAAGCACGCGCAGGCGCTTAAAGCCGTATCAGAGATGGGCGAAATGGCAGACGCAGTGATTAAGGGCGACCGCGATGCGCTGCAAGATGCAATCGGTGACGTAATCGTGTGCCTGGTGAACCTGTCGGAAATGTCAGGGCTGGACATTAACGAATGCTGCGAATCCGCCTGGCGCGAAATCAAAGATCGGAAAGGCCGCATGGTTGCGGGTGGTGCGTTTGTTAAGGATGAGCAGGCGTGAAGCGTAACTGGCAGGTCAAGGTAATCGGCCTGCCTCCGTTCTCCATGATCCTGATGGAAGACGGCGAAGACCCGGAGCATATCTGCCGTTCCGTGTTTGGCAGCAGGTTTGAGTGGGTTCGCTAAAATGTGTTGACGCGCTCGAAGAATGCGATAATACTTGGCTCAACGAAACGAAATAGACAGGAGCAACACATGGAAACTTACACAGCAGCAGAAATAGCAAAAGTAATTGAATCCCACGGTAAGTGGTCTCGTGGTGAGTATGGCGGTTCCCGCGCTGACCTGTCCCGCGCTAACCTGTCCGGCGCTAACCTGCGCAGCGCTAACCTGTACGGCGCTAACCTGTACGGCGCTAACCTGTCCGGCGCTAACCTGTCCGGCGCTAATCTGTCCGGCGCTGACCTGTCCGGCGCTGACCTGCGCAGCGCTAACCTGTACGGCGCTAACCTGTA